CCAGCCATTAGGTAATCTCCAACACCGACAATACAGTATCTACGCTGCTACCCGTGTCTGATATTACTTTAACAACATCAGCAGCTTCTAAGATAATTTTCCCATCCAGCACAGACAGCGCCCCTTGTGCGGGTATCGGTGCGTTTTTAACAATGTAATAATCTGTACCGCCTCTGGTAATGTAGGCACTTACCTTGATTTGGCTTGTGAGAATGTTAGCGAGGTTAATACCCACCGCAACCGTCTGTGTGCTTGACGGCACTGTGCGTACAGTAGCCGCAGAGGTTCCAGTTGCACTCGCCAAATAACTCTTGAATGTATTAGCCATCGTTTATCCTAACGCTATGCTTAATGCCAAAACGTCACCAATTGAAGGCGCTGCGGCCCCCGCTACAAACAAACTTGGGACGCTCAAGTCTGTAAAGGCGTCAGTCATGGCTGCGCCAGAACCCGCTCCATCAGAAAAAACAGCCTTAACTTGACTGTTTGGTATTGTGATTGTGTTGCCAGTGCCTTGCTTAATGATAATGTTGTACGGGCCTGAAGAACCACTATCGGTAGTCGCGTTTTCTATAAACCACATTTTATTGACAGTGTTTGGGCCAATAGTAATGGTGCAATCTGAATCCAAAGCGCCTGTGTATTTTAAATACAAAGATCGTCCGGGGTCGGTTGCTCCATCTGCAATAGTAGTTGCATGTGTGTTTGCATTTGTTGTTATGGCTTCAGTGCCGTAACTAAATGCTTCAGCGATTAATTCTAAGTTAGTGTTGGTTGTCGTACCCCAAGAGCCTGATTGTTCACCAGTTCCTATCTCTTCTAATCTTAGATCGTTTGTGTAAACACTAGCCATGTAAGTTTCCTAAACACTGTAAGCTGACATATTTATATCGCGCATATCATTAAGACGCAATCTTTTTCCAATTTGGCGAAGAACTAGGAGATATTTGTGTCCAATCTCCCGGCGGGGCTGGGGTTATTGGGGTCCAGTTTGCATTATGTATAGGCGTTATATTATTCCAAACAAACGCTGTTCCCAACTCCATAGTGGCAGAAACACCTTCTGGATATACATACTGGCCTATTCCTATTGAAACAGGGAATGGATCACGCCCTGTGGCTGACACCCCTGTAACCGCATAACCAAACGCTACAGTAACAGACCCAACGCTTCCTGTAGCTGACACGCCTGTAACGGATACGTCGATAGGTATGTTGACAGTTACGTCCCCAACTGCGCCTGTTCCTACAGCGCCTGTAGCAGATACATTCGCATCTACTTTGGTTGTTACGCTTCCAACACCAGACGAACCACTAACACCCGTTGCTGGAATAGATGCACTGAATTTTACTGTTACTGCTCCTGAAGAGCCTGTAGCAGATACACCTGTCGCAGAACCCTGACCATCAGCTTCAACGCTGACAGAACCTAAACTACTTGTTCCCGTCACACCTGTAACAGGTATATTCGCATCAGCATCTACTGTTGCAGAGCCTACACCACCAGTAGAAGTCACACCTGTTACAGAGATGTTGTTGTCAAACTCAACACTTATACTGCCCACATTACCTGTTGCGGATACTCCCGTAACAGGAACGTTTTTGCCCACACGGGCATCGACTGATCCAATAGAAAATGTGCCAATAACACCAGAAACAGGTACATTAGCTTTTCCAGAAACTGTCGTAGAACCCACAGAGCCAACGGAGTTTAAACCTAAAACAGTTAAAATTCCGTCTGACTCTGTTACAACTGTATTTACCGCAGATGTTCCTGACACACCTGTAGCCGATACACTTGCTGTACCAATAACAGATACAGAGCCAGCACTGCCCGTAGCTGATACACCCGTTATTGTTGTGTTTGCTATTCCTGTAATTGTTACAGTGCCAACGCCACCAGTAGCGGATAGACCTGTAACGGAAGTGTTTGCCGCGCCTGTAGTCGTTACAGAGCCAACACTTCCCGTAGATGATAAACCTGTCGCTGTTGTATTCGCAGCACCTGTCGTTGTTACAGAGCCAACACTTGCTGTTGCTGAAACTCCTGTAACGGAAATATTTGCTGCGCTAGTGGTAGTTACGCTACCAACCGAACCCGTAGCGGCTATCCCCGTTACGGGCTGTGTTACGCCGCTAGTAGTTGTTACACTGCCAACAGAAGCAGTACCCGCTACACCTGTAACGGATACGCCTACAGATAGGCTATTCCAAGAGCCAGAACTCCAACCACCTCGGCCCCAGCCAGAATAAGGAAGTGGCATGGGTTATCCCCCAATTAGGCGATACGAATAAGGGCGTTGCTTGAATTGTTAGTGGGCATAACTACAGTAAAATCACCCGCACTTGCAGCTTTATCCCCGCCAAAGTCTAGTACACACACCGTTGGATCGCCTGAAGCTGTGTCGTTAAAGACCAATGCGCCGCGAACTGCTGTAAGTGTAACATTGCTAAACACAGCATTACTAAACTGAGTAAAAGCAGTTGTTCCCGAAGATGCTGGGTCTATCCTAGTTAAAGCAACACCTTTAGCGGTGTAGTTTGTCCCGCTAACTTCGTTTCCAGAAGTATACGCAGTGGTAGCCGCTGTGAAACTTGCACTGTTTGTATACATAGCTAGGTTAAAGGTGTTTCCACCTGAAGACTTAAAGTTATGCACACCTTCCATCAGTTCTTTTTTGAACGAGGTACACATGAAGTTTCCTGAGAATGCCATTTACATTTTCCTTATATATTCAGCTAGTTTTTTATGACCAGCATCACTGATTGCATTATATACAGTAGTTCTATCGCTTTGGATAGCCTGTTTCATGTAGACTGCGATTACAGTCGCCATCTGTTGTTTGTACGCTAAGGCTTGATCCCTTATAGCTGGTGGGGCGTCATCAGCCACAGACATAAGACGATCAGCGCAAAGTTCTGCTACTTCCTCTGGCGTAAAACCACGATTGTTAGTGGTTCTAACTTCAACACTTCCCACTGTCATTTCAAACGGCATATTCATCTTCTATAACTATCTCCCTTACTTGCTGCATCAATAATAGAAAGCTCTCGCAACGCTGTTTCATATCTTTCTTTATATTGTTGCATAATATCGGCTTCACCTTTCATAAAATTGTATGCTTCAACTAATGAACCGTACAACAAAACAGATTCGGCATTTTCACCAAGCCATGATGTATTTGTAGTCACAATAGATTTAGGCTCATAATAATAATGCAACTCTACAGTATATGTAGCGTTAGGTGTTGGGCCTATAATAAAATGACCAAATGTATTTGCGGCAATAGCATCACCGTCAAACTGTCCATAATATTTTGGAACGCCTTGTGTAGCAGCTACAGGAAACGCCTCACGCATAAAGTTAACATCTTTTTCAAGCAAGTAGGTGTAAGCTGCGGTTGTAGGGTCAATAATTGCCAAAGAAAAAACAGCTAAAAAATCATCTGGTCTTTGCAAATATTGATTGCCTTGCGTAAGTGTGCCTGTGCTGTTTGATCTTACTTCAGGAATAGTTACGGTTCTAAATATTCGCTGTTCTGCCTGTTGAATAAACGTGGGTATTAAAGAAACAAATGTTGTTTCTTCATTTTCTGTATATTCTTTTATAGCAGACGTTAATTCTGTATAATTCATTGGCTTACCCTCATGGTGTGTTCGCCGTCTTCACCATAACATCACACTATTGTTATGTTACCGACCATACTGCTATGGCTGGTGCATTGATACACTAAAGAAGTGTCAGAAGGCTCATGCGGTACAATAAACTGTGTCAGCCCTGACGTTGAGTTGTAGTTGTCAGTAACGCCTGTTGTAAAAGCGGAACCCCCATTTGAAGTTCTTATCTGCAAAGGATGACTGCCTACATTAGCCGTATTATCCAAAAGATAAGTATGACCTTTATAGAAAGTGAAGTTTGGATTATCGCCAGATGTAGCTCCGGGGCCAGTGAATGTATAGGCACTTGAACCGTTTGTTCCAGCGGTGTATTTCGTTACAGGACCAGTAGTTTCATCATTTAATCTAATCCATACCCCACCGTGCGCGAAGTATAACCCCCCTGTCGCGTGAACATGTGCTACTGCGCCATGATAGGTACTAGCACTTGGTAAGTCGCTTAGATTAGCATAATAAAAAACAATCTTGTTCGCACCAGAACTTACATCAATAATACCACTAGAATTAATTATATCTGTAAGTGTGGTGCCATTTCCAAGAGCCGCATATATCTCGGTGAAGTTTGCATTTATTTTAGTGGCTCCAGAACGAAGGGTATCTCCATTGCCATCATTTGCACTGCTTCCTATTCCTACACTTTGTAAAGCCATGTCTTATCCTTCATCAAAAGTATCTGTTGTTGAATCTAACGTAACAGACGTACTGTCAAATCTTGGCGCTGAAACAGCAGATACCGTTACAGAACCTAAACCACTAGTGCCATAAACTCCTGAAGCATTAGCAACGCTTCCCTGATTAGGGCCTATGATAATAGTGATTTCACCAACTTGACCTTCAGCTTTTAATCTATTGCCCGTAAACCCTAAAGCATCGCCACGATAACCGACAGGATTAAAACCATATTGTATTGAATTAATCTCTGCTTCGTTTTGTTGCGGCCTTGGATCACGTAAAGCCTGTGGATCGGGCCTCGCCCGTAGTGGCTCAAGTTGTGGTTGCTTTGCTTCCCACTCATCCTTGCCGACTAAAAGACCGTTCCATTCTTTGCGCATATCACGCAATCTATATCTGAAGCCAGAACGATCAGATATTCCATACGCCCATTTTCCTGTAGCGTATTTAGACATATCGGTAATTTCTCAAGTCTGGCGATACTTTGAATGAGGCTCTGTCTCTGTCCTCATCCATCGCACGGTTTAACTCTTCGTCATAAATAGGCTTTAGAAGAGAAATGCGGTCAGGGGCTTTTTTTATGGCAATGTAATAAGCTAATCCTGCAGCTAGTGCTGGGTAAAACCTAAATGGTATTTGCGCAGTGTTTACATATGTATCTGCATCATCCATGCGAATAAGGGCATCATACAAAATAACATCTGTGCTGTTATCTGGCAAAGGCCACACTTTTAGGTTCGGATTTATTTGCCTATCTACAAAATACTGCGTAGCCCTGCCTTTTGTAGATTTTGTTGGAATATTTAAGTATGTGTCGCGGCTAATTCTGTTTAGCGCATAATCTGTACTGCTTCTGCGAACAACTAGGGACAATATATCTATAACGTCCGCACCAAGGCTAGTCTCACCATCACCCTCTGTAACTGTGAAACTCCTTTGTGCAATAGTCCATTGATTTAAACCTCGATTTGCCCAATCAGCGAACAAAAGATTTAAAGAACGTTTTGCTGTCCGCAGATCATAACCTGTTTGGGCCTCAAGACCACAACGCTCAAAAGCCTCTTCGATGTAATCAGCTACGTCTAATTCAAAGTCTTTTGAGCCTGATACTGCCATGTCATTCCTCGTTATAAAGGTTATCGAAAACCCTGTTAACATCTAAGGTATAGTCTAAATCAGATTTAGAATAGTGTATATGCTGTGATGGTTTAAAATCTGGCGCTCCCTCACCAGTTACAAACCACGCTGGATGTGTAACACGAACGCGGTTATTTGGCAAAGCTACTATATTGCCCGTCCATTCACCTGCATCTAACAACTGCAAAACGTGGCTTTGTTTGTGTTGTGCGGGATCATCTGCAATCTCGCTGTCAGTGTAATCAACCGTAAACAAATACTTCGCTGGGTGCATTTCACCATCTATTTTTGCCATCCAAGGGCAGGGCGTTGCACGATCCATAACAAATACAGAGTGATGGTGAGATGCACAGTCCCAAGGCTGCGCGTCATATGTCTGCATTGGTTCAGGCCATTCTTCCAACGGTATGTCACCTACAAGTGCAGTTATAGGCATCCTTGCCCACATAGCACCGCCATGAACTGTGTCCTCATCTTCATCTTCAGCTTCGTTTCCAGTGAATATAACCTGAAAACTCAAACATCTGTTCGGGATTGTTGTTACACCTATGACCATAGCATGAAGAAATTCGCCGTGATAATTCTCATGGTTGTGAGTATATTCACGGCGAACCCATGCCTTAAAGTAAGGTATATTGC